ATTAAAATTGAGCCTATCTAATAGGATATCATTGGAAACCTTTGCTGTATTGGATATGGTACTTAATTTCATACCAGAGGTTGATAAGTATCTCAAAGACCCTATATGGCAAGATCACAAGAAGTTGGTTTTGAATTATAAGCCATTCTTAGAAGTAGATGTTGTAAAACAAAAGAAATTAATAAAGGATGTTTTGATGAAAGGGTAAGATGCGAACTGAAACTTTGATATTAGAGAACCTTATATATAATGAAAACTATTCAAGCATTGTCGGTATATTCTTACAACCAGATTATTTCAAGGAGAACGCTGAGAAGCAAATCTTCATAGAAATACAAAAACACATTTCGGAGTTTAATAAAGCTCCAACAAAAGAAGTACTATCAGTCAAGCTAAACAACCGTGAAGATTTGAATGAAGTTGCATTTAGTAAATGTAATGAAGTTTTGCAAACTCTTAATGGTAAAACTGATGATGAAGAATGGTTAACAAAAGAAACAGAGAAGTGGGCAAAAGACCAAGCAGTATACAATGGTATTGTAAAAAGTATTTCAATCTTAGAAGGTAAAGACGATAAAACTTCTAAGGATTCAATACCAGAAATTCTTACAGAAGCATTAGCTATTTCATTAGATAAAAGTGTAGGGCATGACTATTTGGAAGATGGTGATGATAGGTGGGAATTCTATCATAAAAAGGAATCTAAAATTCCTTTCAAAATGATTATGCTTGACAAGATTACTAATGGTGGCATCTCACCAAAAACTCTTACAGTATTATTGGGTGGAACAGGAGTCGGTAAAACATTAGTTAAAACTCATTTGGCTAGTCAATATCTAAGACAAGGAATGAATGTTTTATATATTACTATGGAAATGGCAGCAGAGAGAATTGCTGAAAGAGTTGATGCAAACTTAATGGATGTTGAACTGAATGATTTACACCTGATGCCTAAAGATACCTTTGAGAAAAATCTAAAGGAAATGAAAATTGGGAAATTAGTTGTTAAAGAATATCCAACAGCTGGAGCCCATACTGGAAACTTTCGTGCTTTGATTAGAGAGTTGAAAATCAAAAAAGATTTTACACCACAAGTTATCATTTTAGATTATCTAAATATTTGTGCGTCCAGTAGAGTTAAGTGGGCTGCAAATATGAATACCTATATTTACATTAAGTCTATTGCTGAGGAAATTCGTGGGTTGGCAGTAGAGTGTAATGTTCCTATAATAACAAGTTCACAATTGAATCGGGAAGGATTTTCTAGTTCTGATCCTGATTTGTCTAATACATCTGAATCATTTGGTTTACCAGCAACAGCAGATTTAATGATGGCTATTATCGCAAAAGATGATGGAGTTGGTACTAACAATCAAATCTTATTCAAACAGTTGAAAAATCGTTATAGTGATATTTCATTGAATTCAAAATTCTTGGTGAATGTAGTTAAGAAGAAAATGAAACTGTATGACATTGAGGAAGATGACCAACCTGCTCTGGCAAATGATGGAAGTAACAAATTCTATGAGAAAAAATCAGATGCCAATACAAGCTCAAATCCATACACTTTGAAGATAAAACCATCAAAAAGACTTGAAAAGTCCTATGATGATTGGAATATATAAATAGTAATATATAACCCATATAGGAGAATATTGTGCAAGATTTAACGATTTCAGATGGCTGGTTTAAGAAGGATAATGCTGATAAACCTGTAATGAAGACATTATGTGAACATCGTGCAGATACTACTACTTTGGATTATGATGTAGGGGTTGAATATTGTAATTTTTGTGGTGCTTTAGGTCATTATAACGTAGATATTGACAAAGTTGAGTGGAAATTACCCGAATTTCTAGTAAAACAAAATTACAACTAACCTTAAAAGTCTTATAAATATAGAGAATAGTTAATTATAATAAAGGTTAAATAAATGAGTAAAAAAGTTGCAGATATTTTTTCATATGTAAAAAACAATACTATGATTACAGATGGTATGATTTCTGGTGTTTCTGCTAGTAAATTATCTGGTGCATTGCCAGCATTGGACGGTAGTAATTTGACTGGCCTTCCTTCAAGTGGAATTAGTAATTTGGTAGAAGATACCAGCCCACAGCTCGGTGGCACTTTAGATTGGAATAATCAGAAATTCACTAATCATATTTTACCATCAGCAAATGATACTTATGATATAGGTTCAGCTGAATTTAAGATTAGGGATATGTATGTTGCTGACAATACAATTTACATGGGTGATAGTGCAACTATCAAAGCTGAAGGAACTGCTATTGTTGTTCAAGATTTGAAAACGGGTGATTTACATTTAGACAATACAAAGCGTGATGGTAATAGTGTTGATGGTACAAAAGGTTCTTGGACATTCCAAGAAGGTGCCGAAGATATGTATCTTTTGAATAATGTATCAGGTAAGAAGTACAAGATTAATTTAACAGAGATTTAATTATTATATGAGTAAAGATATAAAAGAGATGTTTGTAGAAGTAGCAGAGAAAGCAGTAAAGGAAGATAAAGAGGTTGGAGAGAATTCTCTATTGAGTAGAGTATTAGCTACAAATATTGACCATTATAAGTTGTGTCCGTTTCGTTCATTGAACGTGGATGATTGCCCATTGTGTAAAATTGGAAAATGAGAACTATGAAAACTTTTAAGAAATTTATTTTATCTGAAGCACCCTTAAAGATGGTGGATATTTGGAAAAGGGACAATAAAGCTCTTTTTATTAAAAAAGCAACTGCTGGTGAATTAGTATCAATTAGTGGTGAACCAGTTGATGCAATTCCAAAGAATGACCCACTCATTAAAATCATAAAAGGTTTGGGAGATGCACCAGAAAACAAAACTGATGAGTATAAAGAACTATCTCAAGCTATAAAAAGTTCAAACATTAAATCTTTAGGTAAGATTGATAAAGGTGGAAATGGTTTTAGTCCTCCTTCAAGTGGAGAACCTTCTGGTGAGGATTGGGAATCTTTAATTGCTGTTGCTGTGAATAGATTGAATAAAGTAAAAACGTGGAAAAAGGGTGATGAGTGGGAACGTGCAGAAAAGTTTTGGACTGATTATGAAACCCCAAGCATGAAATTAGGAAAACTTTTTATAAGTGAATTTGGGTTAAAAGATTTGAAACAATTAGGTGCTTCTACTCTACCAACAAACAAAAACTGGAAAGGTATAAACAAAACACCAAAAACAGATTTGATGAGTGGTAAACATAAAATATCTCTTAAAAAACATGGTGGTTCACAATTAATGAGTGCAGGCCCTGCTGAAGCAGTTTCTACTTTCGAAGCTGCCATGTCAAAATATTCGATATCACCAGAAGGAAAAAAGACTGTTACAACTATGATGAAAAATATACAAAATAAAATGGGAGCTATGTCTACTAAAGGAACTATTGGTGCTATTGAAAAATTAAGAGATAGTGGAGAAAAACTTTCTGCAACCGATAAAGCAAAAGTTGACGAAATGGAAGGTTTACATATAAATGCAGAGGCTCTTAATAAGAAGTTGGATAAATTATTTAAAGATGAACAATTTAAAAAATATTTTTGTTGGGAGGCTGCAAGTGGTGAATATAAATTTAAACCTTCACCTGATGGTATTTCAAATGTAATTGTAACATTTAAAGATACTGGTTCATTAGCTAATGTTCTAACCTTAGATAGTCCAGTTAAAGCTGGTAAAACTTTAGCTAAGGGTAATGATTTTTATGTGTCATTTAAAACAGGTGGTAGTGGTTCAAGACCATATTTATCATTAAGATCAAAAAAACTTTCAACTATTAAGAAATTATTAAAACAGGGTGATAATATACCAACATTCAAAACGATCATAACAGAGGAATATCAAAAAGAATTTTTAAATGAAGATGTTGAGATGTTGGATGAATTTGCATTGTTTAATAGATTAGTAAAAAAAGTTAAAAATGTGTCAAAGGATATTGTTGCTCGTGCTAAGAAAATTGTAGATGTTGTTATGAAGAGAATTTCGGAAGCGTTTAATTATATTTTAGAATTAGGTGAACAGATGTTACAAGGTTTCTTAAACTTTTTTGGTATAAATGTGGATAATGTTAAAGTATCTGGTGGTGGAAAGTATCCTTTATTATAAACCCTTACAAAACAACAACTTAGAGAGGCATTTTTTTCTTGACAAACAGGAAAAAGTATGTTACAATAGTAGTATAAAATATAAGAATATCGAGAAAAAATGCTATCTTTCAAACAAAAATTAAATGAAGCAAAGAATACGCACATGGAGCACCTTGAAGATGAAATCATCAACAATGGTGTTAAGGGTGCGACAACAGCGATAGAGTTTTTAAATTCACTCAACGATATGTTGGCAGGTGGAAAGAGTAAAACTAATATCACTGTAAAGTGGGATGGAGCCCCAGCAATATTTGCTGGTATCAATCCAGAGAACGGAAAGTTTTTCGTTGCAATAAAATCACTCTTTAACAAGACCCCCAAAATTAATTATACAAACGCAGATATAAGTGCGAATCACGGATCGGGTGGGCCTTCAGATAAAATAAAACTTGCATTGAAATACTTACCCGATCTTGGAATTAAAGATGGCGTCTA